ATCCAGCAGTAATATTAATGGTGGCAGCAGCGGTTATTGGAGCTATAATCATGGCACTAACGCCAAGGTCAGATGCCGAATATGTAATAGTTCCAGTTGGAGTTAATAAGGCATTGGTTGTATAGGTTCTTGCATCGGTTGTAGTATATGCAATTGATCCTGTATTAACTGCCAATACATAGGCAAGCAGAATATCAGTTAAGGCAACAATAGATGGATTAACGGCAGGACCAGGGTTGGCAATAGTCGACCCGGCGATGGAAACAATTGAGGTTGATTGAGTTGACGTATTATAACGCATTACAATAGCATATGCAGTTCTAAACCCATTGGCGGGAAGTGTTCCCAATGATGTAGTTTGTGGGCCAGCGGTTAAAACAGCAGATCGACCGCCTAATATTGAAACACCATTTTGCGTTAATACATTGCCAGTTCCATCGGTACTAACAGCAAGTCCACTATCACTACCAGGAATTACCCCATTAGATCGCAATGATATTTGATACATCCAATCTATAATGTTTCCTGATGTATATGATGGCACACCAGCGACAGAATCATAAGCAAATGTATTTATAGTAGCCATAGTTAATCCTTATTTTCCAACATATCTATTAAACCAATATATTCTACAATATTCCGCGCTTAAAAACAAGTCATCAGAAAATGATATGCTATTGTCGCCAACGTTTAATTGCCAAAATGTTGATGACGCATCTAATGTCGCCGATTGATTTGTTATTATTCCCGATGATGCAATTTTAGATACTGATTTACTACCAAACTTAGTATTGATTATTAAAGCATCACCTACATTTAATGTAATATTGCATTTAATATGCTCACCAGTGGTATTATTAGTAACTACCGGATTAACCGATGGGCCATAAAAATTGATAATTACCGGAGTTATTGAATCACCGCTATTGGTAGCAATAACAGGAATAATTCCCGTATAATCACCAAAAATAATCGGGAAAGTAATTGGGAAAGTAAATCCACCTGAAACTACTCGTAGTGTTGCCAAACTCTGTGTTTGATCATACCAGTAAGGGTCAGGACAAAAGAATTGAAATTGAAAATCTTGATATGGATTAGTGTATTCCTTATTCGGCATGATCGCAGAAATACACCGGCAAGCAGTTGTAAATATGCCATTGTCATTGGTGAAAGTTAAAGTTCCTAATCCAAGTTTCGGGCTTAATTGAGCGAGAGCCGACGATCTACTTGAGTAAACCGCTGGCAATCCACTAACTAAGAATGATCCTTCTACCACAATAGTCCGTGGGCTAAATAGCGCGTCAAGATCGGTTACGCCATCCTGATAAGGTGCCGATTGGGTTTGCATATTGACTTGCGGCAATTCGATTCCATCAAGTTTAGTAATTAGATTTGGGTCACGATAAAGAATTATTGAATTATTTAGTGGGTTTCTATAAACTAACTCACGCATTAAATAATCCCCGCAAATGCGAGTTTACGCGATTCGCTATTAATTGCCCTGGCTATTTCCCCAACAGTTCCATGAGTTGCCTGTCCTACATTTACGTTGATAGTTGATCCATTGCCACCCATTGCTTGAGCTGTTTGCGCGGCAGTCAATACGGTTGATCCCTTTGCTAAGCTATGAACACTTGGTGACATAACCAATTCTGGCCCTTCTTCCGCAAGATTTGCTGCCCCACCAACTGAAAAGCTTGTTCCCTGAGCATATGAGGCTCGCTGTGGTTCGTTACTGGCAAGTAAGCCTATTTCTATACCTGTAGTAGCTCCAACCAATACAGCGGCGACAGTGCCAGCTATTGGGCCAAGGCTTGAATAACATTGAATGATAGCCAGTGCGGCACCAGCAGCGGCTTGGATTATTTGCATTTCCCATTGTGCATGAGCAGCTTTATAGGCAAGGTCTGATTTTTTCTGTTGTAATGCTTCTTCGGCAGCAGCTTCGTCCAACGCGCGTTGCTCGTCTGCCGCCGCAGCGGCAGCATCAAGAGCTTCCTTTTTTGCGGCCTGGGCGGCATCAATTGTGTCTGATGTTAATGCATCTTGAGCTTCTTTAATGGCAATAGCATCTCCAGTTGCAATGGCAGATGCCAATGCAGCCTGATCCTTTTCTATGGTTGTTTTAGTCGCAACACCAGCGGCTTTTTTTAATTCCTCTGTTTCTTTATCAATGGCCTTATTTTTTGCCTTAAGCTCTTTATCGGCTTCTTTTTGTGCAGCAGCAGATTTTTTTTGTAATGCAGCGATTTCTTTATCAATGGCAGCTATTTCTTTTTGACTTGATGCTTGAGTAGCTTTGTCGATTACGCCAAATATTGAGTTGACTATAGAAGCGACTTCACCCGCAAGATTGGATATAAATTTGCCAACGTCCTTTACGCCATCCTTAATACCCGAAAATAATTCTCCGCTAAGGTTATCTAATGAAGAAAATACCGCGCCCATTTGAGGTAATGCACTTGCTATGGTTGTCGTAACTCCCGTTATTGCCTTATCCCATTCTGCCTTTGATTGTTCAGCCGATTTTATATTTGAATCTAATATTTCTTGCTCTGTTTTTTTAACCTGATCACCGTATGACTCTTCAAGCTGCGCCCTTTCTGTTTGCATCTTTCTGCTATATTCAAGTTCCTGACTATTATAGTCAAAATCTATTTGACTTAACGAATAAGCAAGTATTTTTTTATCGGTTATATCTTTAGTAGCGGTATTTATCGCCAACTGCTTTTTTTTATTTTGTGATTCTTCGAAATCTTTTAATTCTTGATCATTATAATAATCATATATCTCCAAAACTGATTGTAAGGTTGCCCCACGGTCCATTTCTGACTTGATATAATACTGCTTTTCAGCTTCTGAATTCTTTATTTTAGAGTCAAGCTCTGCCGCCGATATTTTTAATCTTTCTTCAGCGGCTTTCTTTTCTGCATCAGTTAAGACATGTACATTATTGGTAGTCTTTTTTGATCCATCTTCAGCAGCTTTTGATGCTGCACCGGACGCCTTTGCCTGTTCTTTCAATAACTCAACATATTTAACACTGGCTTCTTTTAATTCTATTACGCCTTCTTTTGCGCGCTGTAATCTACCTTCATCATCAGGGTCAAGAAATCCGCCAGCCCTTGCTTTTTTAGCTTCAAGATTTTTTACTTCAATGCCAAACTCTTGATATGTCTTTCTTAACTTATTAAACTCAGCTTCATTTTCTTTTAGTGACTTACTGGCATCGAACCAAGCAAGCCCATATCGTTTAACCACTTCAACATCAACTGCCTTGGACGCATCATTCAGCATTGACGGTATTTGACTTGCAAGCATTACAATTGTAGTCAATGCTATAATTATTGGACCAAGTGATAAATTAGCAGATATTCCAAATGCCGCTATTGCTACTTTTGCAATTTGTAATGCCCCGACCATTAATCCTAATGATTCGGCAATTTGCTTAACTGGTCCAGGCAATGCCTCAAAAGTCTTTATACCATCGGAAAGCATTTGTAAAAATGGCTTGGCTATTTCTAAAACAGATTTGAATGATTCAGCTAATAATCCTTGTAATTGATTACCGAGCTTGGCAGTTACATCTTCAAATGATTCAGTGGCTTTATCAGTTCGTTCAAGAGCACCGTCTGCTTCTTGTATTTTCTTTGTCCATTCATTTATATCAAGCGCACCCGATCTAATGGCGGTGGCCATGGTAATACCAGCTCGCCCAAATCCTTCTACTGCTAAAGTTGTTGCCCTTGATTTATCGTCTGTATTTTTGATTTCAGCAATTAATGAAGTTAAAGCAGCGCCAGAATCCTTAACGCCTTCTTGCGCAAACTTACGCAATGCTATATTAATTGCTCCGGTGGCAGTTCCCGCATCTATCCCCGCCTTGCTAAAACCAATTAACATACCAGCAGCTTCGTCTATGTTAATTCCAGCTGACTTAAAAACTGGGCCAGCTTGTGTTAGGGTTTGGGTTAATACGGATGCCTGTTCTCCAGTTAATTGAGATGTTACAGTTAATTTATCTAATGTTATAGCTAATTCGCTGGCTGGAATATTCCATTGAGCCATTAATTTAGTTACATCGGTAACGGCTCCTGCAACTGTTTGGCCAGTTACATCAGCAAATGACGAAAATTGCATGGTCGATTTTTCTAAATCATCGCCAACCAATCCAAGTCTAATATGCAGCATTCCCATAGCATTGCCAATATCATCAATATTTTGTACAACGCCATTGGCGGACACATTAGCAAGAGAAGTTTTTAGTCCATCAAGTGCTGCGCCAGTTTCACCGGTCATCTTGCCGAGTTTAGCGCCAGCCTCATCAAATACTTTAGCGGCTTCAATACCTTTTTCGGCAACAGCAGCAAAGGCCAGGGCCAATCCAGCCCCACCAGTTAAAAACTCTGTTATCTTGTTAAGGTCAATACCAAACTCTCGGAGTGCATCTTTTCCAGAATCAAGTGATTGTTTTAATTCTGAGGTATCGCCAGATATTTTAGCTGATAGACTAAACTCTTCGGCCATTAGTTAAAACCCAAACCCTGCAAGTAATGCGATTCCGGCATCATTTGTATTAATGACCGGTTCTTTTGTTGGCTGATTCTTTCGAGTAGGTGGATCAGGCATTTTCTGATCTGGCACCAAGAGTGGAGCGATAAACCGTAAATTGTAATAACCCATTTCATAGTGTTTTATCTGCTCCATATACTTATATTCGTCAATCGCTGCAATTAGCTTGCGGGGAGTTGACATCCAAAACTCATGCTCTGTCCAATTTAGATACGCGCGTGCGGTTGTATAAAAATACTCCCACGGCCAGCCCGTATCTTTTACGTAGGGGTATCGCCTTTTTCCTCCTGAGACTCTACAACATCGGGGAATGACATATTTTGTGCCTTAGACATTGATTGCAAAAGTCTAAGTAAATCATTTTGTCCAAGTCCTGATTTAATTTCAAACGCAGTAGGGATTTCTCGGATTATATTACCTTGATTATCAAATTGATTGTGAACAATAGATGCATAAATAAACTGAATAAGTATTTCTCGACATTCTTTGTCAAGTCCGGTTTCATTCATTTTAACGATCATATCGTTGTATTTCTGAAGGGCAATTGTCGGAGTTCCAAATATATCTTCAAGATAATCATTGCCAAGCATAGTCAAAAGCATATTGTAGCTCTCGCCCATTATCTCTACCGGAATACCGGCATATTTTCGAATATTCGCTGATTTACCCATGATAAAAACTCTCCATGTTTTAACAAAAGCCCGGTCAAGTTATGCGCCATGGAGGTAACGCAATGCTCAACCGGGCAGAAAAGGGGGCGGATTAAGCTAAGGTCAAGTAACCTTTGCCAACTGCGGTAACGGACACGCCGTTATTGTCTTTCACACTGGAATTAGCGCCGACTGCAACAGTTACGTTGTCAGCAGCTACGGCACCAGCGGTTACGGTACCTGTAAACACAATAGTGTTATTCGAGAAACCAGCGCCAGGAGTGGTCAATACCCACGTAAGAGTACATCCAGTACCGGCACCAGCGGCAACAGACTTGACAACCAATATCTGAGAGGCCATATAGGTCAACAGTGAAGAGTTAGCCATGGTGAATGCAATTGCACCACTTGCCGATGCCTTGCTGAATGTAGCGGTAATAGTCTTAGTAGTACCGCCAGCAGCGAACACAACAGAAAGTGCGGTATTGTCGGTATTGGTAAACTGAGGGGTGGTATACCATGCGGCGGCGGCACTGGCAGATACGCTGGGGTCATCACTGCGTTGAGTCAAGCTATACTGGCCGTTACTGGTCAATGCAACGGTAGCACCATCAAGCTGTACTTCAACAAAGTTGATAGTTGCGCCCTTGGTTTTCCAGTCGCTCTTAGGCTTCATAAACTGGCATTTGTAGAAAATTACCGGTTGAGTTGCCCCGCCATTGCGCAATACCTGACCGGCGATTGCAAAATAAGGTGAGGTGTCCGATCCCTTGTCCAGCAATTGACCATTAGCGTAAGTCTGGCCCATGAGAGTTGCCAAATTAGCCGGGTCAATATCGTACAGCTTTACCGACAGTTTACGAAAACCAGTGGTAGCGCCAACTGCAATCAGAGAGTCATCACCGAAGTATGGGGTCTGACTTGCGGCAGGATCGAATGATAATTCCGCTGCGCCAGCAAGGGAAAAAACAGTGCCATAAGTAGCAGTACCGCCAACAGGGTCAGTGTTCAGCGGCCATGCCACTACATTAGATAAGCCGATTACACCGGCCTGGGGTGTTGCCATTTTAGGCCTCCTTAAATTAAGTCTTGCGCTACAATATTATGGCGCGAGTACTTCATTACTTTATGTCTAACTTTTGTACTTGGATCGTCCATATCTTGCGACATGTCACGAGTGAACAAAAGACTTTTCATTAAATTATCTACATATTGGCTAATGCTTGATGTTGGTACATTAAACGAAGTGAATACATGGACATCCAAACTTTCATTATCAGCTAATGGTTGGTTTTCAACAAAATAGCTATTAGGGTTATTTGCTTCAATTAATGCAACAATTGGCAGAGTAGAAACAACATTAGGATATGCCCTAACAATTGAATTAGCTGAACCAAGTGCAGTGGTTAGAGGAGTATAGGCAATAAACTTGTCATATAACCAACTAAATATATTCATGTGCTTGCCATTGCCTTAGTTATTGTCTGTTTGATCTTGTCAATGTTTGAG